ACTTTCTTTTTAAACTTGCGTAGGGCTTTTTCCACGTTGTCGTGGGTAACTACGACTAGATTTCCGATAACTTTATTTGATTTTTCGTATGCCATATTCAAATATTTATTTCTGTTCGTGTAAAACAAAATAATCTAAAACATTGGTGATATGTGTGGCTGGGCAAATGTGTACTGGTCCATAATAATAAACATTGTCTTGTAGCATTAGATACTGCCACTTATCGTTTACGGCATTCACAATAACTGCTTGGCTTTTTGCTATAGCTTTTTCAATCCAATCAGCAAGATTCATATCATCTTTATACAAGTAGATGTTATATGATTTTTCGCTATTTTCACAAAACGTTACCAATAGTTTAATATCATCTTCTGTAGCATTGATCACTGTTACAGTATGAAAGTCATCGGCTGCAAAATCTGGAGGAGTTATAATATTACTATACATTTTTATTTTTCAAAATATCTTCGATTTGTTGTTCAACTTGACTTTGTTCAGCTTCATTTAGATCTTCAATTTCATATTCTCCAGCTTCTAACTTTCGAATTAAGTGTTGGATATATGCTTGATTGTAAGTATAGCTATCCGTAGAATTTTTGTCTACTTCGATCCATTTGGTACCATTCCATTTGTATAAACGCTCAGGCAAATAATCTGTTCTAATAAACATATCGCCTTTTTCCGGAGTCTCAGGGAAAGTATCACCAAAGCCACATTGTGCAGCTTTGCTTGTAGGCTCGTTATCGGCTTGTACTGCTAGTCCTGGATGCAGTTTAGTAAACGCATCTAAGTTATAAACCTTGCCCTGATAACGAACAGCATAGTCGTTACCACGACGTATAGGAGTATTAAACTCATCAACAGGCTTTACCGGTTCCGGTGGCACTTCGTCAATTACTGGTTCGACTACTTTTTCTTCTTTGTGTTCATCAATAACACGCTGTGTCCACATTTCTTCATTTTCTAAAACAGGGATATCTAAATCTTCTTCCTTTACTTTCGTATTGCCTTCTACAGGACGCTGTGTTGGGAATGGCCAAGGATTTTGTTCTTCGGGTATTGATTCAGGTTCTTCAACAACCTCAACTACAGGTTCAGGCTTTTCTAATTGGTCCACAGCAGCATTGGCCGCAATGGCACGTATTTGTTCTAGTTGTTCTTCAGTTAAAGGTTCATCGTCGGGTTCATAAGGAGGTGAGTCTTCTTCGGTAACTACAAGAACAATTTCCTCATCCTGTTCCTTAGGAATTTTATCTTCCCTTGCCCATTCTAGTTGTTTGTTAGACGCTAGAATCAAACATAGTGCTAGTGGGTCAAATACAACAACGATAAGAATAATAACCCAGCGTACTGCTCGTTCAAGAATGTTTTGATCTGGATTGTCACCATAGATAAAGGCAGCGATATACTTTACTGGACCAACGTCAGCTTCGATCTTTCTAAACTCTGCTGCTAAGGGCGCACGTTCTTCTTGTAGTTTGGCGATCTTCTTTTGTGCGACAACAATTTCGGATTGTAGACTAGCACGTTCTCGAGCCTGTTGTTTACGTACTAAGACAGCTCGTTCGGCACCACGTTCGGTATCGCTACGACCAAGTAAGCTATCTACTTGTGCATCCATTTGTTGCAATGCTCGTTTGTTTGCGTCTATGTTATCTTTTTCTGTTTTAATTTGTTCATCGTAGATGGCAACTTTACTCATTGCATCACCGCTGACTAGATTTTGGTCACCGTGTGCCTTGGAGAGTAGTCCAAAAATTCCAACACTTGTTAGAAACATTAACACTACCACTGCAGGGACTAGATACATCTTAAAGGCAATACTAACTCTCTTCCAATTATTATGGAGCCAAACTGTGGCAATTATCTTCCCGGCTTCTAATGCGCCTCCCATAATAATAATTGGTATAGGTAATGCAGAAAAAATAGCTACCAATCCAGTTACGGAGTAAAAGGCAGCAACTACACTTAATATTAATGCGACTAACAGTATCAAGTAACCAAATATCATAATTTTCTCTTTTTACAATTATCAAAATGCCATCGTTGCATATTAGATCTGCCTTCTAGGCCACAATGTGGACAAATAACCAATGGTAAAGTGTGTTTTCCTTTTAGTGCCGCTTTGATTGCTTCTTTTCTTTCTTCGGAACAAGGACCAGTTGATTTACCTTTCCTAGATTCTGACATTGCTTTTTTATGCTTTTCTGTTTTAGGAACACCTTTTAATGCGTTGGATACCTTTGTTCCGTGGTCATCTGGTTTTGGTTTACGCAATTTTTCAAGGTACTCAGGATCCTGTGCTTTCAATTGATTGGCACGCCTGTAATTCTCTCGTGCTTGCTCACTTCTAACTTTTCCCGAGTTACCTTTACTTATTTTTTCAACCCATTCCTTAGGCATCGTTATACCCGCTGTAGTAAAGTTACCATCACCATTTTGTAGATTATAACTGTTTTTATTATTTTTTGCATCCAGTTTGGTTAAAATTGTTGATTCAAGTTCGAGCATTTCTTCCGGTGTGCCGGTGTGTAGTATTTCTCTTTGCCATTCAGCAGGGGAACTTTCTATCAAGGGTTTAACAATTTTGCTGGAACAGATATACCCGTCGTTAGGGTGGCAGTCTTTTTTAGTGCGGACTCCAATATACCACTTAGAGGTAGGAATGTGCGTCCATCGGTAAATGTATGCTGTTGTCATACATTTATTTATGCGAGTTAGATAAAAAACCAAATTATATTTTTGTTATAAGTCTTCGGTATAGTTGATTGTACACATAACCGAACTGTTGTCCGTTCCGCCAACTAGGAGTTTGACCATTAGAACCACAACATCCGAATCAGTGTAGTCGATGTTTGAACCCATATTTAGGAAGTTTAGGGCTGTAGCGACATCGCCGGTCCAGGTACCTTGTGCGTAGCCATCGATTAGATCAATGCCGCCTGTTGCTGTTGAGCCTGCGGAATAGGTCAATTGACGACTGGCTTTGCCCACGTTGGCGGTGGTCACGGTACCAGTTATGGTGGGATTCAGCACCAGTCGCCATTGGAAGATACCCGAGTTCTGTGGATTCAGATTACCTAGATCAACTAACTGTAGTCGATTAACCTGTAGGTCAGCACGTTGATATGGTTCGCCAATACGTAGGCCCACACCTATAATAGCAAACTCGTCGCCCACATTGCTGTTTTTATTGAACAGCACCGGTGTTGTGGTACGAGCTATGCCAAAGCCGGGGTTGATGTCTGCTGCGGTTTCAATAGTGACAGCTGATCCACCAATGGTCATGCTGGGCAGGAATGCAACAGGCTGTCCAGTGTTTATGATTTCTTTGCGATCCATTAGGGCCGGAGCCGATGACCACTGTGATCCAATTTCGCCAAATGTAGCTTGATGTACACAAACTTTACCATGATCGGTCTGCATGCCAAAACGCACACGAGCCACACGACTACCTGCAAAGTCAAACCAATAACTGTGTATAGCGTGAAATGGGGTATTGGTAAACTGAGCATTGGTAGCACTGCTATAGGTTCCAGGATACTGTATATAGGCAACATTGGCCCGATGATTCACAGTATCAATACTGGTAACCAAGCCAGTGTCATTGAACGAAGCAGGGCTGAGTCCGGTCAAGGTAACTTTCCGGCCCACTGGTATACGAGTTTCTTCACCGGCCGGTAACTGGTATGTGACTTGATATACTTTACCATCTCCAGATATGGCCACGTTGGCCTGACTAACTACGGAGGTAACATTGGCTGTAATGGCCGGAGCAGTCCAGTTGTAGCTGGTTGGGCCAGTGCCATCCATTGTATCTTCTGACCAGGCTGTGTGCGGAGTACGAGTTTCTACCAAAGTGCCGTCGGTCAAGCGTCTGCGAATCACGGTGTTGACGTGTGTGGCATTGGCTTCAAAGAACACGCCATTGTAGCTGGTAAACATACCAATGCGTTTGACCACATTGTCTTGTAAACCGTCCCAGTTCACAATGCCTATCCATTCGTGTCCTGTACCCGGACGAGTTTTGTGTCTACGACGACTAGAACGAATTGCTGTACCAGTTAGACTTGCGTTAGCATTGTAGTACTGACCGGATGTTAATCGAACTGACGCAAGATTCTGTATGAATGTACTGGATGCTACATTGCCTGATACATTGCCTTGGAATTTTTCAACGATACGCAAGTCACCGTCTTTGTCAATGCTGGGAACATACCACCATTGTTGTCCATTGACACTCACACGCAGTCGATCGGTTGAATCCATCTGTATGGTGTCAGCAAAATAAACTGCTGGTGCAGCATTGGCATCTGTAACCATCGTGACATTGCCGGCAATGGTAACTGCTGGCATTTGTGTAATGCTTACATTACCATCTACTGTAATACTGTTACCACCATCCCAAATCTGCACATTGCCCGTGATAGCGGGCATACGTGTGACATCAACATTGCCCGACACACCAACATTACCTGTAATACCGGGCATTTGTTCTATCTTGACATTGCCAATTGTAATTGCTGGCATTTGTGTTATTGATACGTTACCACTAACACCAACATTACCTGTTATGCCAGGCATACGACTTATTTCTACATTACCTGATACACCTACATTGCCTGTAACACCTGGTAAGCGACTTATTTCAACATTGCCACTGACACCTACATTGCCTGTAATACCGGGCATTTGTTCTATTTTGACATTACCTGATACTCCAACATTACCAGTAACTCCCGGCATACGACTTATTTCAACATTACCACTGACACCTACATTACCTGTAATGCCCGGAAGTTGATCAATTGATACGTTACCACTTACACCCACATTACCAGTAATGCCCGGAAGTTGATCAATTGATACGTTACCACTAACACCAACATTACCAGTGATTGCTGGCAACTTGGTTATTGCATAAAGATTTCCAGTAATACCATTGACCCATACATTGCCCGTAATAGCCGGCATTTGTGTAATGCTCACATTGCCACTTACTCCAACGTTACCAGTAATAGCAGGTAGTGTTGTAATACCAGCGATGTTACCAATCACATTAGCATTAGCATACCAAGGTGTTGTGCCTTGATTTACAGTCAGCACATTACCTACAAGGTACACGGGTATCATTTGTGCTTCTGTGTTATTAACTCTTACATTGTCTACTAGATTAACATTACCAGTAATAGTAATATTGTCAGTACCAAGAGTAACACGTAGGTGCGGCTCATCGTCTCTATAGACCATGGCCTTGTGTAGATTCAGTAGGTTAGGTTCGTCTGGGTGAACGTAGCTGGTGCTGTTAGGATTCTGTACGCCCATTGATTATAATCCGTTAGTGCCTGTGTTATAGAAAATAAAATCTGTCCAGGTGCTTGTTTTTGCGATTGACGGAGTTGAGAAACTGAAATTGAATCTTCCACCGGCTGCTCCGTTACCGTATTGAATTCTGACAGGGTAATAGATACCTGCTGTCAAATTAATAGTACCAAACACTTCGCCGGTATTGTATGCAGACGCTGTTAATGCATTACCGGTGGTAAAGCCCGATACTGCATTTGAACCAACCCACGCATAACTGGAATCGTCACTGTCTAAACCAAATGTATATGCTTCTGTTGTTCTAGGTAAAAAGTATCCCAAGAATTGAATACTGGTATTAGACGGAACCGATGGTATAGTCAAACTTGTTGTAGCGGCTGCAGCCGTTTGTGATGCAGTGGCAAACCAAGTTGTTACATCATTGAAGTATCCACTGTATGTTCTGGCATATAAACCATTGGCATATTTTAATGTTGCGCCGCCCGCAATCCAAGGACGTCCTTCAACCAATCCACCTGCGTTATTGTTGTTGACAACCAGGTCACCGTAGTACTGTGTTGGCAGCTGAGATAGATCATAATCGTCTCGCGGATTATTGGTTGATGTTCTATCCAATGCAGCCAAATCCAATTTGGCTTTTTGTCTTAGTTCTCTATTGGCAAGATGTGCAATCTTGTTATGTGTTCTTAACGCAGTACCTGTAACAATACCCAAACTGGCCAATGTTGATCCACCGGCAGCAAGATGTTGACCTTGTACAATGTCATACCAAGTACTATCAAATCCCTTGGCTGTATTGATTGCTGTTTTTAATTGATCAACGGTTTGTCCATTGTCGATGGTGTAGCTGTCATACACTGCGGTATTAAGTAAACTTTGAACTGTGATTGTAATGTTGGCCATTGTTACATCCCGGCCTGGAACCCAGGGAACATACTGGGCGCATTGGTTCTGATATCTGCGGGATTTTTGCTGTGGTGCACATCGTCACCAGCTGGGAATGATGCAGTAATTGGAGCAACAACCGCATTGGGCTCGTTTGCATATTCTGGGTCTGCCAGTATTCCAGCTAGACGCTGCATGTCCATTAGGTCTGCTTCGGGCTCGGCTGCGATTTCTATAGCAACGACTGGCTCAGCGGGTGCTTCTGCTCCGTCAATTATGTCCAGTACGCTGCGAATAATGTCTGTGATCTTCATAAGAGTATTTAGCAAAAAGAAACCCGCCAAAGCGGGTTTAGGTTACTGCTCTTTTGAAAGGAATTACAGGGCTTGCACGTACTCAAT